CTATAACGCTGGTGACTACTTCATGTGTTTGCATGGTGTTGCTGGTACAGGTAAGACTTACATTGCCCTGTACAAAGCGCTTGAAGAGGTGATGGAAAAGACTAACCCTTACAAGAAGGTTGTCATTGTTCGTAGCTCTGTGCAGAGTCGTGACATGGGTTTCTTACCCGGTGACGCTAACGAGAAGATGGAGACATTCATCCAGCCCTATCGTCAAATCTGTGCCGACCTGTTCAATCGCAAGGATGCATGGGACCGTTTGGCTGAGCAAGGCTACATCGAATTCATTTCGACCAGCTTCATTCGCGGCACCACCTTCACCAACTCCATCTTGTTGGCTGATGAAATTCAGAACATGACCTTTGAAGAACTTGACACCATCGTCACTCGTGTCGGTCACACATCGAAGATCATCTACTGCGGTGACATCCGACAGACTGACTTGAAGAAGAAGGATGACAAGACAGGCTTGCCAAAGTTCTTGGACATTGTGCAGGACATGCGAGAGTTCAGCAGGTTTGAGTTTGGTATGGATGATATTGTCCGAAGCAGCTTGGTGAAGAACTACATCATTGCTAAAACACTTTATGAGGATCGTCAGTAATGTTAATTGTAAACTTGCGACAAGGCATTGGTTTTGATATTGAGTACAACGAAGACATCTGTCATATCGTTGACACTGATGACAAATATGACACACTACATGCATATTCTGGCATCATTATTTTGTTACCCTTCCTCAAAATCTATCTAGGTGAATTTGACAAGATCGGTGAATTGATTCCAGCTAATAAAAATGATTGAGGTTGTCATCACAGGCGACATGCTCATCACTGCTAGAGACAAAGCAGCAGAGATGGGTAAGCTGCGTAATAGCATTATCAGTGGAGCAGGCAACCTAGCTGGCTTCATTGGTGAAGCTGTTGCTCAAAAGGTTATGGGAGGTGTACTCGCTAACACCTACAACTATGACCTCATCTTGTGTAATGGTAAGACAGTGGATGTGAAGACTAAGCAGACTTCTGTTAAGCCGTTAGAAACCTATGAGTGTTCTATTGCTGCTTTGAATACTAAGCAAGAATGTGACTACTATGCTTTCGTTCGTGTGAAGAATGACTTCAGTGTTGGTTGGTTCTTGGGTATATGTTCTAAAGAACGATACTACGAGGAAGCTGTATTTATGCAGAAGGGAACAGTCGATCCATCAAACGGTTATGTTGTACGTAGTGACTGCTATAATTTACCGATACACAAGCTACAAGCTGTGATATAACTTTACACGATAGCGTTGGTTGCTGGAACCATCTGACGCTACAGTGAAGCCTGAAGAGGCCATCAATGTACAGCGATGTACAACGACATGAGTTCCAGTCATGTCTCGGTGGTTTCTTCAGGCTTTTTTGTTTACAGGAAAAGTTATGCTGACAAAGGTGTGCTCTACATGCAAAGAGAACAAGACGATAGATTCGTTTGCTAAAGATGCTAGTAAAAAAGATAAGTTCAGGTGTCAATGTAAAACATGTCATTCTTTGACTCGAGTACAGCACTACGCCGATAACAAAGAATCAATTCTAAAAAGAAATAAAGAGTACAGACAATTACACAAAGAGGAGCTACGCAGCAGTCCAGCAGAACAGACACACAGCACCTTCTTTGCATCCCCTTGATTGGGATTTTTCATGTTATGAAGTCGATTGAATGTTGTCATTTTGTAATCCGTGAAAGGTTGTCAAAGTATGCAGCGTTGAAGCCACGTTCCCATTCCATACCAGCCAAGCTAGATGGATCGTAGCTGTTGGTCAGCCAACCACGACTGAAGGCGTAGTAGCCTTTCTCAAACTGGATACGCAACAAATGTTGAGGACGTTTAAACTGTTGCATGATTGTCTCCGTAGAGTTCGTTGCTGAGCAAATAACCCTCTAGCTCCCACATCTTGTTGATGGCATCCTCATAAGAATACTTCTCACCAAGGGCTGTGTTGAACTTAGCAGGGTCTACACAGGCACTCTTACCAATGATAAGAAAGCCACAATGCAGATGCATGAAGCAGAGTGTTGTTGTTGTGTCAGGCACAACATAATACTCCACCTTCTTAGTCTTCTGCTGCATGTCTGTCGTGGTGACAGAGGTGCGCTTGATAGGTTGTTCAGGCTGATTCATCTTCAACGGCCTCATTAACTTTCTCTGTGATGTATTGGTAGGCCAACACAGCAGCGATGTGTGCGTTGCTTTCTTTGTTGACTGGTTCAGGGTCGAACAAGATTTGCATCTCAAGACCTCCATCGTTGTTGTCGGTGAAGATGATGGTGGCTTTATTAACGGGTGGCATAAGTATGCTCCTTTAGTTGATGGATAGGAAGGTTGTAACAATCGCTCTTAACTACATAGCCATTGTCAGGATCAATTGTACCCTTAGTCAGATACTTTGCGTCAAGCATGTATTGTTGTTTTTCGTACACACCCAAGAACCAGCCTACACTGAAATCGTTTTTCACACGAACGAAAGCATAGTAGTCACAGTATTGTTTAGTATTCAAAGCAGCAATAGAACACTCGTAGGTTTCTAACGGCTTAACAGAGGTCTGCTTAGTCTTCACATCCACTGTCTTACCGTTACACAAGATGAGGTCATAGTCGTAGGTGTTAGCGAGTACACCTCCCATGACCTGTTGGGCAACCGCTTCACCAATGAAGCCAGCTAAGTTACCGGCTCCACTGGTGATAGAGTTACGCAACCTACCCATCTCAGCACCTTTGTCTCGGGCTTCGATGAGCATGGTTGGTGTGATAATGATTTCAATCATCTTTCTTGTCCGGTATTAGTTCACCGATTTGATCGAACTTACCGAGATAGATTTTGAGGAACGGTAGTAAGATGATGATGCCATCATAGGCATGCAGCGTGTCATACTTCTCGCCAGTATCAGCGATGTGACAGATATCATCGTTGTATTCAATGTCAAAGCCGATGCCTTGTCGTAAGTTAATAACCATCATAGACTTGTTCCTATTTCAGTGAATTCAAAAGTGAGTTGCCAGAGATGTGCATAGCTAGGTTGTTCACGTAGCCACTCCAAGAACTTGTCTTGTGCTTCAGAGATTGTGTTTGCTTTGACGTGCAACACACCTTTGAAGACGTTGCTTTGACTGCTATAGCTGACAGTGAAGTTTCTCATGCTGCCTTGCCCCACACATCATCCCACGTACCAGTCTGAGCACCCTTGCTATAGTCTGTCACCTTCTGTTCAAAGAAGTTGGTGTGAGATGTACCAAGCATACCATCAACCCAAGGCAGAGGATTCTTTTTAATCTTGTAGATTCCTTTCATACCCATCGAGATGAGGCGACGATCAGCAATGTAACGAATGTATTGCTTCACTTCTTCTTTGGTAAGCTTCTCAACTTCCAACATACCAAAAGCAAGATCAATGAACTTGTCCTCAATATCCACCATCTCTTGAGCAATCTTCTTAATCTGCTCAGGTGTTGTTTCGTCTTGGTGATGTTTAACATATTCTCTATACACCTTAATCATTCCTTCAGCATGCATAGTCTCGTCGGTGATGGACCAGCTAATGATCTGACCCAACCCCTTCAGCTTACCGTTACGTGCGAAGTTTAACAGCATGACAAAGCTAGAGAACAGTTGCATACCTTCACCGAATGCGGAGATGGTGGCAATCTTCTCAGCCATTGGAGCACCTTCAATGCGCTGTACATATTCATGCTTGTCCAACATCTCTTTGTACTGCAAGAACTCGTTGTAGGTTGACTCGGGCAAACCAAGTGTCTCAATCAAATGAGCATAGGCTGCAACGTGCAACGCTTCACGGGCAGCAAAGCCACTCAACATCATCCTGATTTCATGGTTGCGAAACGAAGGAATGTAATGATCATGGTAGCCACCACCAATGTCCAAGTCACCCTGAACAAAGAAGCGCAATATCTTTGTCAGAAACTCTTGCTCATCCTTGTTGAGTTTCTTGTAGTCTTTAACGTCCTCAGACATTGGCACTTCGCTGTGCAACCAATGACTCTGCTCATGCTGCAACCAAGCGTCATAAGCCCAAGGGTATGTGAAAGGACGGAACGCTGTAGTTTCCGTATCCATTTTGTATTGTCGTGTCATTGTTCAGGGTGACTTG